TAGTTTTAGTGCTTTTTCTGCTTTGCTTACGTTGTTCTTGTTTATGTTCATCTTCCATAAACTTTTTGAATTTATCTTTGTCTTTTTTCATAATGATATATTTATCTAAAATATTATCTATCATTACAATATGTTGTTGAAGTTGCATCAGATGTAGTTCAATACCTTTTATAGCACGAACCATATCACCTTTAGTTACCCCTTTTCTTTGTATCGGCATAATTTTTTACCACTTTACTTTGTTAGCCCAATATGCAGCTGACATTTTTCCTTTGGCTATATTTTTTCTATGTCTAGCTTTGAAACTTTTACGTTTCATTTTAATTCTTCTTGATTCTCCTGCTTTTGGTTTACCAGCAGTTTTAGCTCCTTGTTGTCCAAAACGTATTGTTTTAATTTTATCTCCAACTTTTGCTACTACAATATGAGATTTTTTGGGATGATTAGGAGTGCGTTTAGGTTTATTATAACCTGATACACCAGCTCTTGTTAATCTAGAGTCTTTTTTCTTAGCCATTATCCTTGTCCTCTATAACGTTTTTTATAATATTTTTTACTAGCTTTCGTTCCGTACTTTGTTCTTGTACTTTGTCCTTGTCTAGTTTTTTTCTTACCATTTGTATGTCTTTTTACTTGTGGTTTTAGTCCTCTCATTTCTTTTTCTTACGCTTTACAAATGTTGCAACATTCGTTGGCTTTCCCCCTACTCCTTGTTTTCTAGCTCTTTTTCTTTTAACCGCACTACGTTTTTGAGCAGCAGTCATAGATTTAGCTTTAGATTTTGGTACACATTTTGGGTATCCTCGTTTACTTTTACTTGCAGATTTACGCCCACATTTTTGGTATTTACCTTTTTTCTTAGGAGCACCAATGTCTACCCATTCTTCAGCAAACCACTTTTTTAAACCAGTGTTTGCCATTATTTGCCTTTTCTATACCCGCCACCACGTTTTTTATACTCTCTTACTAGCCAAGCATTAGCATAAGCAGAAGGATAAACCTTAAACTTTCTTTTTGCTGCTGCTTTAACTCTAGCATATAACGCTTTATTTGTAGGTATATTTTTAGCCATTATTTTTTCCTTTTCTTTTTTAGTATTGCTTGTTGCAATTTTTTAGGTAATTTTTTTTGACCAGCAGTCAATTTTTTACCCATTTTCTTTTTTTTCATTTTATGTTTTGGCATTATTTTTTTCTCCAAAAAGTTTTAGCTTTTATTTTTGATTTTTTACTTAGTTCTTTATAATGAAAAAGTTTCACACTATTTTTACCATGTCTAGCTCCAGAATGCAAACTACCATCGGGCATTTTATGTGTTCCGCCTTTATGTAAAGTTCCATCTTTTTTATAATGGTTTACACCTTTCATTTCTTCTTTCCTTTTTTCATACCTTTTTTCTTAACCTTTTTTTTAACCTTTTTCTTTTTCATTGGACTTTTATAACCATACGCCATTTTAGTTCTCCCAACAGTTTATTTTATCTTTAGTAAATTCCATTGTTATCCACCCAGTTCGTTGTATTCCATAAAAAGAATATCGTGCATAATCTGCGTAGCGTAAAAATGAACCTCCTCTAATATACCACTTTCTTTTTAAAGTTTCCATACCTTCTTCATCAATTGTTAGAGAATCTATAGGTTTACAATATAGTTGGTGATTATGTCCTAAGAAAAATACATCGCCATCACTATAGACTGATGCCATTTTATCTAACTCAGTATCACCATTTTTAGCACCACTTTTACCATGTCCACTAACCATATACCAATCTTTACCTTGTACAGTAATACGTGCATATCCAGGTAATCTATAGTAAGGAACACCCATTTCACTTGCTAATGTTTTACAAATATCAAAGTCTAGTATATTAAAACTACGTAAATAGTCATGATTACCACCACGAATAAATAAACATTTATCAGCAATTGGTTGTACTAATTTTAAAAATGCTAAGTATTGTTGTTCAGGTGTCATAGATTGTCCACGTTGATTAATGTTGTAGTTAGGCGGTATAAGTTCTATCATATCACCATTACCAAACCATCTTGCATTTGGGTCTTCGTAAATAATTTTTATAGCTTCTTGGAACTTTTTCATGTCAAATTCGTTAGCACCTACGTGTACATCCGTTAATCCGTGCACTCTAAGTTTTTCATCGCTATCAACAGCAAATACTTTACCTGGTTCTATTTCTAATTTGTCATACTCTTTTACATCGCTAGGTATAGGTATTGAAAACCATTTACCACATGACTTACAACTAAATTGTTGTTTTACAGTATCTTTATTTCGTTTCTTGCCCTCTTTTTTAGTGAGCATACTACTACAATGTGGACAAATCATTAGTCCTCCTGTGTTGTTTCTGGTAATATTTTGCGTTGAGCACCTTCTATTTCATCGGGACTAAACCCTTGAAACAATCCTACTACACCCGTTTCTACTTTTTTAACTTGATTGCCTAACGTACCTATAGCTTTACCTAACTCTTTAATAGATTGTAATGCTATATTTTGGTCTTCGCTAGTATCAGCTAGTTGTTTTAACGAACCTAATATGTATGCGTGGTCAATGCCTAGTTCTTTAGCTACTTCTTTAGAAGTTTTTTCTATTTCACTCATTACTCGCTCCTGTTTTAGTAATATTACTGCTTTTTTACGTGCAGTATTACGATTTTTTTCAGTAAACGCTTTCATATAAGCACTTACGGCATCCTTTCCTACTGCGACGCTAGTCGCAAAAATTTTTTCTTTATTGGTACACTTCGTGCGTTGTTTAACTCTTTTGTTTGTATTCTTAATTTTTTGTGAAAATGTGTATCTGTTAGGGTGTTTGGCAAAATCGGTATCCATATGTGTCTTTGCACTACTAATAAATGTACCAACAATAGTTCTGACATAACCATTATTACTAGAATAGTTTTTGCTATCCTTCGGATGGTGCAGATTTTTAGAAACTTTTAATAACTGTACTATGCGCCCATCATCGCTAAGTACCCAATCGCCCTCTCGCCCTTTTCTCCAATCTTTAACAAGAGGGGTCACTGGATATTTTTCTCTAAATTCTTCTCTAGTATCGTATATATAATGACGAACACCTTTGATTACTTTACTTTGAGGCATTCTTTTTTTCTAGTTGTTTATGTAATGATTCAATAAGATGTAAGACTTGTTTATGTATAAAATATTTTTTTCCATTGATTTCTATAGGTACACTACTAGTTCCCTCGGCGGCATCCATGTCGTCAATTTCACTTAGCACGTATTCTTCCTCTTCTATTTCTGATGATAATATTTTTTCTAACTTGACTAGTTTTTGTATATGCTCAAGTATTTTAACTTGCTCTTTATACGGCAACTTGCCTAGCCATTTTATTGCTATGCCCATTGTTTTTCCTTGACAAACCAATCAAAAAGAATTATTTTTAGATACCCTAGTAGCTACCAAGCAGATAACTTAGTATATAACTAGTTCTATTTCTTTTTCTTTGGTTCTTTCTTTTTCTTTAACTCTTTCGCAGCTTTCTCTTTTTCAGCTAAAATATCTAAGACAGCTTCTTCAAGCATCTCTTGTTCTCTTTCTTCAGCTAACTGAGCTTGTCGTCTAGCTACTCCAGTTAAACCAGTCTTTTCTAAGTCTTTAGTTGTATACGTCATAGTATAACTTATGTATAACCCATGTTATTTCCAAGAAAAATTATAGCATTTTGAAATGGACCTATATACACACACACACCCCCGTGTAGTGGGGTTATGATATATAACGATTACGTTAGAATTAGATTAATATTAATATAGATTAAAAGGAGACGACTATGTCTGAGAAAGTTAATGAGCAGGATTTCATCACGAAAGAAGAAGCAAAACTTCGTAAAGAAACAGCTGACGTAGTGGGTGCTATGGCTCTAGAATGTCTTAAGATACCAACTTACAATGAGTATACTGGTAGAAGAGGCATCAAGAACTTTGTACCTAAAACTACTGCACAGTTGCAACGTGAGCGTGGCGCAGCCTTAGAAGAAAATAAATTGCTAAGACAAAAGCATTTATCTATTCTTAAAGGTGAAGACATGAACCCTAATGAGCCTAGTGCCGCTGATAACTATGAAGCAGGTGCAGCTGAAAAGGGAAACGATCCTGAGTAATATAACTAGGGTAGTGTAACAGCTACCCTTTTTATACTTTTTTTATGTTTTATGTATACTTATTGATGCGAACAAGACGTTAGATATACATATAAAGACTTC